CAGCAATCGCGGGGCGCGTGGGTTGTCGAAGGCGCTGGGCGCGGCGGGCAAGGACTGGCAGGGATGCAAGCCGAAGGACTTGGTCGGGATTCCGTGGAGAGTCGCATTCGCGCTCCAGGCCGAGGGATGGTACTTGCGCAGCGACATCATCTGGTCCAAGCCCAATCCGATGCCCGAGAGCATCATGGATCGCCCGACCAAATCTCACGAGTACTTGTTCTTGCTCGCGAAGTCGCCGCGGTACTTCTACGATGCCGACGCGATCGCGGAACCCGCATCGAGCGCGATGATTGAGCAGATGAAGACCGCGTACAACGGCGTGGGCGTGAAGGACTATGAGTCGGCGGGCGTGCAGAACCCGAGCGACGTGAAGCGCCGGATCATCGCTGGCAAGTCGGGCAACCTGCGTAGGCATATGGCGGAGGAGCGCGGCAACATCAGCGGAGGTGTGGCGGGGAATGTGCCGTGGGAGGGCATCACGCGCAACCGACGTTCCGTCTGGACAATTCCGACGCAGACGTACGCCGAGGCCCACTTCGCGACCTATCCCGAGAAGCTGGTGGAGCCGTGCATCAAGGCCGGCACGAGTGCGAAAGGCTGCTGCCCGATCTGTCGAACTCCGTGGGAGCGGGTGCGCGAGAAGGGCGAGGTCGTCTCGACGGGCGGGAGTGCGACGGGCGCACGGGCATCGAACCTGGACACGGTGTCGCCCGCGGGCCAGACGGCTGACGATGCCTACAATACGGGCGCGTTCACGCAGTACGCCTGGCGCACGCTCGGGTGGGAGCCAGGCTGTGAGTGCAACCCCGAAGATGTGCCGGCGGAGCCGGTGCCGTGCTTGGTCTTCGACCCGTTCTCGGGGAGCGGCACCACGGGCCGCGTGGCGCTGCGGCTGGGTCGTCGCTATGTGGGGCTGGATCTGAATGCGAACTACATCGGACTCGCGCAGAAGCGCACGAGCGATGTGCAGATGGAACTCTTGGAGGGTCTGTGATGTTGCCGAAGTCGGAACCCTTGGAGGAGATGCTGAAGCGCCTCCATCTCAAGTACAACTCCGTGAACGCCGCGCTCACGATGGACCCTGAGGTGCGCCAAGATGTCGCCCTGCTGCTGCGGGAGTGCGTGAATCTGCTGCGCGACATCGCGGGGGCGCGGCAGACGTTAATCGCGCTTTGCAAGATGGCCCCCGGTGGCGTGATCGAGGTGCCGTACACGACCGTGGCCGACATCAAGCCCACCGACCGGCTGGTTGCGACGGAGGAGGTGGTGTTCGGCTTGGGCGGCGACCCCACGAAGGTCAAGCGGTTCCGCGTCGGCGGGGCCGTAGTCACAGCGATGCCGAAAGTGAACTAGCTAGAGTAGAATGGCGCGCTGAAGGAGAGAACGACGATGGCGACGACACAGTCTGCGACCGGCCGCGTGACGAAGCTACTCCGCGAAAAGGGCTTTGGCTTCCTCCGCGAAGACACGGGCAACGAGTATTTCTTCCACCGCACATCGGTGGAGTCGGCGGGGTTCGAGAAACTGAGCGAGGGCCAGCTGGTGCGGTTCACGCCCATCAACGCACCGAAGGGCCTCCGCGCTGAGGATGTCAGCCCCGTGGCTGATGTCTAGACATTGGGGTCGCTCCATGCTATCGTGTACGCATGGGGACGATGCAACCATCTCTCTTTGACGACGATCCGCAGGAGCGAGCAATGCCGAGCGGCCCGCCACGCGATGTCTGGCTCGGCGTCACGAAGTCGGCCCTCCAGAAGTATGTGCGCCGTGGCGAAACCGCCCTCGCGCTCCAAGCGGCGACCGACATCCTCAAGCTCGACAAGCGCGCCTTCTTCTGGCGATGGCCGATCATCGTCGCCGAAGATGTGCTGACGGCGGTACCGCTCCTGCCGCTGGTCTACGACAACCCGCTCGGCGTCGTGGAGGCCACGACCAAGCTCCCCAAGAACAAGGATGCGTGGGGCGTGTACACCAGGATGGCGGTCGCGCCGTTCGCCTCGCGTCCGCCCGTCACGCTGGTAGATGCGCTGGTGGCGCAGGATGCGGTGCTGGCGTCGAAAGTGGCGTGGTGGATGTGGGAGATGGGCCTCAAGGACGAGGTCGTCAGCGAACTCGTCGGCATGATCGGCGTGAGTGCCGCCGAATTACTGGGTGCTGCCAAGAAGATCCGCAAGGGGCCTGGCCCAGAGGATTGCCAGCCGAAGTTCATGGTGGCGGCAGCCGTGTTGACCGCACTTGAGCAAGTCGCAGGGGCACCGAAGCAGATCGAAGTGCGAGACTATCTCGCGAACCCACTCACGGCATCGGCGATGCTCCCGCCCCACCATGTGCGCTGGTATGCCTGTGATCAGCACACCGCGCCTGGTGGCATGGCGGTGCGGGCGCTGGTGAAGTACGCGCCGAGCCTGACGCTACCGGAAGTGAAGGCGACGTGGTTCTGGATGGAATCCGCGAAGCTCGCAGGCGGCGTGGCCGAGCATCTGTACTTCTCGGTGGATGAGAGTATGCGCGCGGATGGGCTGGACCCCGACCGCGCCAGAGGTCGGTGGTACGCGCTGGAGGCTCACGCCCGTGACCTCGTGGTGTGGGCCTGCGCGAAGTGGCAGATGACGGCGGTGACATGATGGACGTGCCAGGTCAGAAGTTCTTGTCGATGGCAACGGCGGCCTTCCTCCTGCTGGCGGCGGCGGTCGGGTCGCTCGCGCTGTTCCTGTGGTCGGTGGTCTGGCTCCGCGAGGCCGCACGGGCGTTCGTGCGATGAGTGATCATGCCACGCTGCAAGTCGGCGACTGCATCGAGGTGATGGCGACGATGGAGCCGAACAGCGTGGACGCCATCGTGACCGATCCGCCCTACGGCCTTGAGTTCATGGGCAAGGACTTCGACAGCCTCAGCTGGAAGTGGCGCGACTTTGAGGCGCTTCCAGCTGAATGGATCGCGGAGTACAGGCGTGAAGACAATCGCTGAACGCTTCAACGCGGGTCGGACGATTTCTGCTGGATCCGAGATTGACCACTTGTGTCGGAATCCGTCATGCGTGAACCCGGCTCATCTCGACATCGTGTCTCACGTGGAAAACGTCATGCGTGGTGACGTTGCCGGACCCAAACCTGAGAGGCGAGCGAAGTTCTGTAGCATGGGGCATTGCTACGACGAGAACACCTATGTCCGGCCAGACGGGAAAGGGCGTAACTGCATTCAATGCGTGCGTGAGCGGTCGCGTGACTATCAGCGTCGTCGGAGGGCACAGTGCGCCTCTTGACCATACAGGGTTCGCCCATGAAGCCGGACAACTGGCGCGAGATGTGCGCGGCGCATCTTGCCGGGTTGCCGCTGCCGACGCCAGACTACAGCTCCCGCACGCGCAGCTGGCAGTCCGGTGGCGGGTTCAGCAAGCCGGGCATCGGCGAGCGGCAGACGGACTGGCCCTCCTTCTCGGCGACGAGCCGCTTCGGCACCGCGAACCCGACGTGCGCGACGTGCGGCGGGCGGTTGCGCGGCGCGAAACGCTGCACCTGCGAGACGCCGGAGTGGAAGCCCATCGGCAAGCGGCGGAACGAGGAGAACGAGGGGCTCCCGGACGACATGACCGGCGGGGGGATGCTGCACCACCTGAGCGCCATGCAGGAGTGGCATCACGCATGGGCCGTCGAGGCGCTGCGGGTGGCGAAGCCTGGGGCGCACCTGCTCGCGTTTGGGGGGACGCGGACGCATCATCGTCTGATGTGCGCGATTGAAGATGCGGGGTGGGAGATCCGCGACACGATCATGTGGGTGTACGGGTGCCTGAGCGAGGACACGGAGGTCTTGACCCTTGGCGGGTGGGAACACTACCATACAGCCAAATCAGGAGAGATTCTGGCGTATGACCATCAAGCCGACGTTTACCAATGGGAAACTCCCTCACGGTGGAGTGAGTATCGTGTCGAGTCGGATCCCGCCTACCGCGTTGTCTCGGATTCAACAGACCAACTCGTCAGCCGACATCATCGTTGCCTTGTTGAACGCGGCGGAAAACTCGTATTCGTGGCGGCAGAAGACCTCGCGGATCTGGAGTATCTGCCCACGTTGCCAGACGATTTTCTTGGGCTACCGCCAGAACACGCCGAAGTGTTGCAGCCGGGAGTGCAACGGGTTCTATCGCGGGCAGGAGTGGGCGCGCCACGCGCACAAGGGGCGAGCGGCATGGACCGAGGTGAGCCGGGCGTCCTGTCGAACGAAGATGACTGGGGACAAGAACCCCGCGTGGAAGGGCGGGCTGACCTACTTCAAGCGCAAGGGCAAGTACGCGGACCAGCCCATCAAGTATGTGCGCTGTCCGTCAGCGTTCCTGTCGATGGCTCGCAAGGATGGGTACGTGATGGAGCATCGGCTGCTGGTGGCGCAGGCGCTCGGGCGGCCATTGACCCGCGAGGAATGCGTGCATCACTTGAATCACGATGCGACGGACAATCATCTGGCGAACCTGATCCTGTTCAGGAACAACGCGGAGCACAAGCGGCACGAGCACGGACAAGCTATCACACCACTCTGGCCGCCATCACTCGCGTGTCCTACTCTGGCGTGATCTTCTGTCCGACGGTATCCACCGGCGCGTTCGTGGCTCGCAGGAACGGGAAGGTGTTCATCACGGGAAACTCGGGGTTCCCGAAGTCCCTGGACGTGAGCAAGGCGATTGACAAGGCGGCGGGGGCAAAGCGGGAAGTGGCGGGGCGCTATCAGCTGCCGAATGGCAAGGCATGGAATCTGGCGGACGACAGGCGTGGTGGAGGCTTGGGAGCGCCGACCGGCTTGCGTTCCGCGAATATGGATGTTACCGCCCCCGCCACCGATGCCGCCCGTCGCTGGTCCGGCTGGGGCACGGCGCTAAAGCCCGCGTGGGAGCCGATCATCGTGGCGCGGAAGCCGCTGGCCGGGACGGTGGCGGAGAACGTGCTAAGATATGGCGTAGGAGCCTTGAACATTGATGGCGCACGAGTACCGACGAACGGGTCCGGCGGTGAAGGCATCGGCGGCAAAGCGCACACGCGAGCGTGTCCTGTTCATGGACTGTGCAGTGTGCGGGAAGATGATGCGGCGCTGGAAATGTCAGGTGGATCGGGCGAAGTGGCCGATGACGTGCGGCCCGAAATGTCGGGCTATCGGGATGAGGGGAAAGGGCAATCCCCTGTGGACGGGCGGGAAGTGGAAGGAATCGCGCTCGGGCTACCGATGGGTTGCGGTGGCTCATCTATCCGAATCGGATCGTTCCCTGATACCGACTCCGATGCCGAGAGACTATCTGGAGCATCGTCTGGTGATAGCTCGGTTGCTCGGGCGTCCATTGGACAAGCACGAGATGGTTCACCACGTCAACGGGAACAAGGCCGACAACAGACCAGAGAATCTGCGCGTGACGGACTGGCGGCTGCACTCACAGGAACACAAGCGGGTCATTCGCAAGATAGCGGAACTAGAAGCCGAGAACGCGATGCTTCGCGCTGCACTTGCTCGCAAGTAACGCCCGCCGGAAGATGGCCAGCTAATTTACTCCACGACGGCAGCGACGAGGTGCGGGCAGGGTTTCCTGAGACCAAAAGCGGCGATCTTCTTCCGGGACATCGGCGTGGGCAGGGCCAGTTTACCGAGGATGGCGGCTATGTTGGCGGGGGCGTGGTGGGTAAGCCGTATGGAGGCGACTCCGGCTCTGCCGCCCGGTTCTTCTACGCGGCCAAAGCGAGTCGCGCTGACCGGGGCGAGGGCAACACGCACCCGACCGTAAAGCCCACGGCGCTGATGCGCTACCTCGTGCGGCTGGTGACGCCGCCAGATGGACTCGTGCTGGACCCGTTCATGGGGAGTGGATCAACTGGCAAGGCCGCGCGTATTGAAGGCTTTCGCTTCTTCGGCATCGAACAGGATGCGAGCTACATCGCCATTGCGAAAGCGCGCATGGACGAGCCAGCCGAAGACGATGAAGTCGATGATGTGACGGGCCAAGTCATGCGAGTTGCACAACCCAAGCTCCCGTGGTGACGCGATGATCGTCCTCGGACTCCCTGCCGTTGGCGTGCCTGGCAACATCATGGGCGACAGCGGCTTCTTGGAAATCTACCGCCCGCTAGTGGCGATGAGTGAGCGCTTCGGCGTGGCGGGCCAAGTGCATGTGCCGTGGGACGTGCCCTTCGATGTCTGCATGGGGCTGAGCACGCCGCGCGTGCGGGTCGTGCGGAACGGGCGCGGCGTGTGGAACCAATGGTTCCCCGACCTGTACCGCTTCTCCGTGCTGTTCTGCCAAGATCCCATCGACCTGATCTTCACGCAGCAGAAGGGCCTGCCTCACATGATGCAGGCGATGATCAACGACCGCCGCCCGACGCTCTTGGACTGGCAGCACATTCCCATCGTGCTGCATGTCCTGAAGGTGGCGCTCGCCGGCCACAGCCATGACCCCGTGACGAAGATGAGTGAGCGCGAGGACGCCGTGGCCGCGCTGTTCGCGCACTCGCTGGTGGGCACCGCCCATGAGCGCGACTTGATGATCGCGCTGGCGCGCAAGGTGCTGTCACCCGCGTCGGTCAACAAGGTGATGGAGCAGACCCATGTGATGCCGAATGGCATCGGCGACGATGTGCTGGCGATGACGCCGCGCACCACGCCGCGCGAGGGCATCGTGACGGTCGCCTACGCGGGGCGCATGAACTCGAACAAGATGCACATGAAGGCGCTGGAGATCGCCGACCTCGCCTTCAAGCTCGGGGCCCCGCTCAAGGTCGTCGTGATTTCCAACTCGCAGCAGGCCAAGACGTTCGCAAAGGTGACAGCCGAGCATCCCTACATCGAGGTCTACCACAACGTCCAGAAAGACCAATTCCTGCGGCGGCTCGACGAGGACATCGACATCGTGGTCAATGCGTCGGTGGACGAAGGCTACACCGTCACCGTGGCTGAGTTGCTGACGGCAGGCAAGATCGTGGTGCTCCCGAACCGCCCGTGGGCGCACGCGCTGGCGGGCGCCGACTACCCGTTCCAGTACGACACGCCGCTAGAGGCGGTGAACCATGTGCGCTGGCTCGCGGCGAACCTGGGCCATGAGCGAGTGCGCCGGGTGCGGGCGGCCATGCGCGCGAGGTTCGCGGATGATGGCGAAGCGGCGGTGGCCGCGCGGATCTACCGCATCTTCGCGGAGGTGATCGCGGGTGTGGATGCCCTGATGGTGAAGTCGCCCTACGCCGCGCAGCGCGAGGAGGCGCTCGGCGTGATGGCCGACCTCGGGTCGGCGTTCACGTTCGATGAGTTCATCAAGGCGTACTTGGCGCAGCGGCGACCTGGCAACAAGGGGATGAAGTCGAAGCGCGGCACGGCGGGCACGTGGTACGTCTACAAGTGGATCTGCCAAGCGGGCTACGAGATGGTGGACTACTACCCGGCGATGGCGTTTCGGATGCGAGAGGAATAGGCCCATGAGTGATGATCGCCTTCAGGAATCCATTGCGTTCCTGCGCGTATTGGGCTTGCCCATCGCAACCGAGAAACTGGAGGCTGCTGACGATGACTGACCTTGCTAAGTCTGCGGTACCGTGTGAGGAGTGCGGCGGTCGTGGGGAAGTGTTGGACGCCCCCGCGAACGTGTTAGACGGCCGGACATATTGGATGCCATGTCCAATATGTTCCAATCCCTCCGCGGCTCCCGCGTTTGTAGGATGCGGAGGCACAATGACAGTCATCAAGCTGATTCTGCCGAAGACCAACTCGGCCCCCTGCCGGTCGTGCGGGGCCATGATGGACTGGTACGCCACGCCGAAGGGGAAGGCGATGCCCATGAACGGCGGGGTCGTGCATCTCCGCACGACGGGCGGCGGACCCGAACCCGAACTCGGTGAGTTCGACGCGGGCGATAGCCACTGGGCGACTTGCCCGCAAGCGAAGGCGTGGAGCAAGTGAGCGCCGTCATCGCGGCAGCGGGGCTCGGTACCCGCATGGGCGGCGTGGACAAGGCGCTGGTGAGCGTCGGTAAGGACACGCTGATCGGCCTCGCGGTTCACGCGCTGACGCATGTGGGCTGCAACCGCTTCGAGGTCGTGTGCAACGAGATGAACGTGGGGTCGGTGCGCCGCTATCTCGCGACGGAGTTTCCCGACCTGACCTTCGGCTTCCCGATTCAGAAGACGCCGAACGGCACGGCGGCGGCGGTGCTCCTGGGCTTGTCGCGGGTGAGTGGCCCGTGCTTCGTGTCGTGGTCGGATATGTTCGTGCGCATCCCAGATCCGCGGTACGCGAACTGCAACGTCATCTACGTCATGGCGGTTGATCCGACGGAATCGGAGCGGTACGAGCGGGTGACGTTCAACCCGCTCGGCCTGGTCACGAAGATCGAGGATCGCGGGTCGGTGAGTGCGCCGGCGTTCGGGTCGGCTGGCGTCTTCTACCTGCTGGATGCCCAGATGTTCAAGGGCTGGAAGCTGGACGTGCCGCCCGATGCCGACCTGCCGTTCGAGACGCTCCTGCGATCCGCGATGGATGCTGGGCATCGGTTCGGGGCGATGGCCGCGATCAGCTTCGTGGACTTCGGCGTGCGCAAAGCCTACGATGTCCACCGACCGCTCTTTGGAGACCGCCTGCCGTGAGGCCCTTCTACGACCACGCGGGCATCCAGATTTTCCTGGGTGATTGCCGCCATGTGCTCCCGAACATCACGGCGGAAGTCATTGTGACGGACCCGCCGTACGGCTTGCTGGATCGTGACGGGAAGATTCACATGGCGGGCGGGGTGGTGGGTGATGCCGCGTGGGGGGCCTGGGATGAGTCGGCATCGTGGGATTGGGTGGCGCTCTGTCGCGAGGTCACGGCCGCTGTCGTCTTCCATGACCACAAGGACGCGGGCCGCGCGGTTGCCGCCCTCGCCGCCGCCGACTTGCCGCTGCGCCAGTTTCTCTACTGGGACAAAGGCGACAGCGGGATCAACCCGAGGCGCAACTTCGTGAACTGTGTGGAGCAGGCGGTGTACGCCAGGCGCGGCACGACCCCGTGGAACGGCGGCGGGGCCACGCCCAACATCTTCCGGTTCAACCGGGGCCCCACGCCGTTCCACCCGACCCAGAAGCCTGTCGAGGTCATGGCGTGGATCATTCGCGCGGTGACGGACCGCGAGAGTGTCGTGCTCGACCCATTCATGGGGAGCGGGAGCACGCTGGTGGCGGCCAAGCTCCTCGGGCGGAAAGCCATCGGGATCGAGATGTCCGAAGATTACTGCCGCATCGCGGTTCGTCGGCTTCAACAGGAAGTTCTGCCGCTACATGTTGAGCCGGAACCCACGCAAGCGTCGTTCTTCTTGGATGCATCATGAGTGCCACGATGCCCTTGCGTCCGAACGAGATGACGGTCGTCACCGACCAAGAGCGCTTTGAGGCTCCCCCTGGCGATGTGACGGGCGCGGCTGACGTGGCGCGATGGGCGGCGTTCCGCGCGGCCTACCACCGGGCCCAAGCGTGCGAGGATGGCGACTTTCCGCTTCAGTTGGACTTCGGTCTACATGCCTCGTGCAACTTCCGCTGCCCTCTCTGCGTCCACGGGGGGGTCGCGCGCCCACCAGAGAGCTTTCTCCCATTCGAGACGGCGCAGCGTGTCATCGATGAGGCGTCTGAATATGGGCTCTGCTCGGTCAAGCTCAACTACATCAACGAGCCGCTACAGTACCCCGACACCCTCTTGCGCGTGGCGCGGTACGCCAAGAAGCGGGGTGTCCTGAACACCTACTTCGCCACAAACGGATTAGCACTCCCCACGTCCATCGGCCTACATCTCATCGATGCCCGCGTGAGCAAGGTGATGGTTTCGATCGATGCCACGACGCCCGAAACCTTCTACGCGATGCGCCGAAGCAATCGGTTCTTCACCGTGGTCGCACATGTCGAAGAACTGCTGAATCTCCGCACGCGCTTACGCGTGACCTGGCCGCTCGTGCGCGTCAACTTCCTCAAGACCAACGTGAACATGCACGAAGCGGACGCCTTCCTCGCCCGGTGGCGTGGCGTGGCTGACTCCGTCGCGTTCCTCAGCCGCGTGGGGGTGCCAGGCGTTGAGAACGACTTCGCGCTGTCCGACCAGCGCCTCGACCGGAACTTCGATGAGTTCCATTGCGCGCTGCCATTCAAGCTGATGGTGGTCGATGCCGATGGATCGATTCTGCCGTGCTGCACCTTTGGGGGGCGGTCGATGCCGCTGGGGCGCACCCCGGAGATGACGATTCGCGAGGCGTGGACGAACCCGAAGATGAGTGCGCTGCGGGCGCTGCACCAGCGTGGCGGCTTCCGCGAGAACCCCGTGTGCGCCCACTGTGTCGGCGCAAAGGAGCCAAGCATGATCGATAAGCCGTTTGCCTACCACAAGCCGAGCGCCGATGGTCTCCAGAAGATCACGGAACTCCGGCTCGGCTTCTCTGAGATGAAGGCGATCATCGAACGGAACTGTCCTGAGTCACGGCAGCGTGCGGTGGCGCTCACCGAACTTGAAACGGCGGCGATGTGGGCAATCAAGGCGGTTGTCTTCAACGACCCCGCATCCGAAGTTGCACCTGGACTATGACCTATGCCTGACGAAACCGACAACGTGACGCCTGAACCCTACGAAGTGACCCCATTCGCGGGCATCACCACGACCGATGGCCCGCGCAAGAGTGGGCGCATGGAGGTCGTGGACATCCCCGTGGATGACCTTGAGCCGCACCCCCTCAATCCGAACGAGGAAACGACGGACAAGTTCAACGCGCTCACCGAAGGGATGGCTGAGGACGGCCCCGACCAGCCGTGCGTCGTGGTGCCGATTGACGTCGTAGATGGGCGCCAGCGCTACCAGATCATCAAGGGCGAACACCGCTGGCGGGCTGCGCGGGTGATCGGCTGGACGACCTTCCCCTGCGTGGTGCGCGAGGAGTGGCGCGACGACCTCACCCGACTCTCGCGCTTGGTGCGCGACAACGTCGTGCGCGGCGAGCCGAACCCGAAGAAGCTGACCGCCATCGTGCGGATCTTCCGCGGGGATCACCAGATGGACGCGGACATGACCGCCGCGCTGATGGGCTTCGACTCCAGCAAGGAGATGTACTCGCACATGGTTCGCGAGGCGAAGCCGAAGGCGATCGACGACAAGGCCGTGCTCGCGAAGGCCAAGGGTGAGGTCAAGGTGCTGGACGATTTGGCGACCGTCCTGAACTTGCTGTTCACCCGCCACGGCTCCACGCTACCCTACGGCTACATCGCGTTCATGTGGGGCGGCCATGTGTCGTACATGATCGAGCTGACCGATGAGATGAAAGCGCTCCTTGACAACATGGCCGAGATCGCAGTGGACCGCCGCGTGGATCTCAACCTGTTGCTCGCCAGCGTCGTCAAAGATGCGCTCCCCGCCTACCGCACGGCCTGGAGTCGCGTCGATGTGTCCGTAGGGACACCGGACGCCTCGTGATGCGGAAGTGGTTCCACGGGCCGCGCGGACGAGCGCAGGGCGGTAAGTACCACGCCATCCAGACGTTCGTCTTGGACGACGGAACGACCTTCGTGCGGAGCGACTTGTTGGCGCTGGCGGCGTACCGTGGCGTGGCGACCGAGGTGATGGTCAAGCACCGCACGTCCCCGCCATCGCCCAGGTCGCTGACGCTGCGCGAGTTAGCGGTCGCGCTCCGCATGCGGGGCGAGGTGTTCGCCTCGACGCTTGAAGCCCGTCGGTGGAGCCTGCTCCGGCGCGAGGAGTTGGGGGGCCGCCTGTGCCACTTGCGCCGGCAGGTGGTGTTCCCGCTGCACTCCCCAGGCGGCACCCAAGTGGCGAAGTATGTGGCGGATTTCGTCTACGAGCAGGACGGGCAGATGGTGGTCGAGGACGCGAAGGGGATGGCGCTGCCGATGTATAAATTGAAGGCGAAGCACTTCGCCGCGGAATATGGGATTCAAGTGAATGAGGTCCGATGGGATTCAAGGTAGTCATAGAGATCCGCAAAGGGCGAGATTGGGTTACGCTTAGGCCGCCGGACCTTGACTGGAGGAAATGACATGGTTGACGCCCTGACTGTGCGGCGACTCGGACTGGACTGGTGCGTAGAGCATCGGCAACCCAACGTCTTCTGCTGCAAGGATGGCAAGCGCAGCACGGACGAGCCTGGCGACCCGCTCTCCACGGATGACGAGAGTGCGGAAGATCCCAACTCTGCTGAGGAGCAGGCCGAGCGGAAGCCGAGGCCGAAGCTGCAACCCGGCGGTTACAATGCGCTGCGCCGCTACACGGGCCTGATGATCAGGGGGAGCACGCACCCGTTCCAGATGGCCGGTGGGCCTCTCGCGAGCATTGTGGAGGGCGACGATGCGCTGGCGGCCTCGCTGTCTCAGGCGCGCACGGAGCGTGTGCCGCTCGCCTCGCTGATTGCCACGGGTCCTGTCACGCCGACGCACATCGGCCTCATGCTCCGAGGGAAGGCCCCCGACGTCCGACTCGGCGGGGCGCTGGACTTCCAAGAGATGCCCACAATCATTCGCGTCAGCGACAAGTACAACGTGCTGGCCGATGGGCATCACCGAACGACGGCCGCGTGGGCGAGCGGATCGACTCACATGAAGATGCGGGTGCTGACGGGCGTGACGCCGACCTTTGAGAATGGCCAAGGGCTCCTCTTGCAGCCGTCGCTATGAGTGATCCGTATTCGCTCCCGATCGCTGCGGGCACGCGGTGTCCACGATGCCGCGCCGTGACCGACTTGGTGGAAGACCCGTCCTATCGCATCCTCAAGCCCAAGGTCGGGGACGTTGTCGTCTGCACGCATTGCGCAGGACTGCTGACGCTCACCAACGTCGGGACGCTGCGCGAACTCCGCGATGCCGAGTACCGGGCGCTGAGTGTGGCGCAACTCCTCACCATCGCGGACATGCAAGGCGAGGTGGCGCGCGGGCGGTTCAGGCGGGAGCCTGGGGCGGTACGCCTCGTCAACTAATTATATCTAGACATTTGCGTCCAGCCTGCGGTACTATGTGTCGCATTGGAGGTGGTCATGCTGCGATGGCTGTTTCGGCGCATTCGCGACAACGGCTGGCGTGGGTACGTGAGCCTCGCCACGCGGCGGGCGCATCAATACCACGCCGAAACGCGGGGCGTGGACCTCCCCCACTGGATGACGCCCGAGGAACTGGCCGCCGTGCATCGAGCGGAGGACGCGGTGGCGAGACGCGCGGCCTTGCGCGTGGTCGGCGGGACACGGAGGTAACGTGGAGCAGCCACCGCTGTTCCCGCTCGTAGCGCCAGACGCCCTCGGCGCACAAATCTGTTCACATGCTGGTGCTGGCGGAGTATAGTGCGGTCGGTGAGGCGATTCGCATGCTGGGCGAAGAACACGATCGTCGCACCGTATCGGCGGCTTGGGAGTGGGGATCACATGACCACGGCAAACTCCCTGACCAGTGATCAGAAGGCGCTGGCCACGCTCCGCGCTAAAATCAGCCTCCTCACCACGCGCGATGAAGAACTGCGGACATGGCTCCACGAGCGGCTGGACGCCTGCGCCTTCACCCGCGAGTCTGATGTGTTCGAGGAAGTCCTGGATTGGCTAGAGAATCACCCGTAAGGAGGGATCACATGCGACGAATCATGCTCACGTTGCTCTTGTGTCTCGTTCCGGTCCTGGCGTTCGCCCAAGGGGTCACGATGACGACCGCCCAGAAAGTTCCCCTGACCGCCACGGCGGCGGACGCGGCGGGCGCACCCGTGCCGATCCCGCAGACGGGCGTGACCGTCCAGTGGTCATCGAACTGCCCGACTTGCACCATCTCTGGCGGGTATGACACGACCGCGAAGGCGTGGTCGACGTGGTTCACCGCTGGCACCGACGTGGGCGCGTTCACGGTCACGTTGGTTGTGACCTATGCCACCGGCCAGAAGTTCACCGCCACCCAGTCGGTGACGATTAACGATGTCGTGATCATCCCTGCTTCGGTCAAGATCGTGCCGGGCGCTCCCGTCGCGAAGTAGGTCGCCGATGAGGCGCCTCCTCGTTCTCGCCGTGGTATTCTACGTCGCCTGCGCGGCGACTGGCGCAGCCCCCTCGCTCCAGCCTGTGAAATACGGCACCCTGACGGTCGTCGTGATCGCGGCGGGCACGGCTCATGCAGGAGCGGTCGTGACGGCTGGCGGCCAGACGAAGACGACGGGGATGTCGGGCATCGTGACGTTCACGCTCGTGCTTCGGCAGCAGTACGTCGTGAGTGTGATCGCGCGGGGCTATACATCGTGGACGACTTCGCTCTGGTTACAGAAGACCCAGTCGGTGACCGCCCCCATGCAGCCCGCCGTCGCGTGGGTGCGCATTCTGCCAGGCGCGCCGATGCCGAAGGGAAGCCCATGAAGCAGATTCTCGCGTGGATGTTGTGCGTGTTCGTGGTGGGTCCCGTGCTTGTGACGTCGAACCTCGCCGCACAGGACCCGACCGTGACGATGAACCTCTCGCAGAAGGTGAAGCTCACGCTGACGGGCTACGACCAGGTGGGGGGCGTACTCCCGCCGGGGGCCACCCTCTCGGGGTGGAGTGTTGAAGGCGCATCGAAGGACAACGTCCTCGGGACGTTTGAGCCCGCTTCTCGCCTAGATGGATCGATTGAGCCGTTGTCGGTCTGGTTCTTCCCCGTCAAGACGGGCACATTTAGAGTGCAGGGCGGGTTCGTGGTGCGCGACCCGAACGGCCAGTTACCGCCGTCGCCAGGAACGGTGCGGAGCACGGGGTTCTCCGCGTGGGTGACGGTGGTGGTGACGGCTACGCCTGACCCCGAACCGCTCGTGGTCGCGCAGTCGCCGGTGCCGCGATGACGACGGTGTTCGCGAGCTTCTTCGTCTTGTTCGTTGTGGCCGCGCTGTTGGGGTGGGCGTTGTCGATGAAGCCGAGCCCCCCTGTGGTGGTTCGCACGCCGACGATCCTGTTCGTGCGTGCGGGATGTGGACTAATGGTAGTGGAGGGAGAACTGACGATGTTCCAGATTCCGAACGACAAGAACCTGCAGGTGTCGATCAAGCCGGTGGATGCGTACGGCGTGCCGGCCAAGGTGGACGGGATCCCCGTGTGGGCCGTCGCCGACCCGGCCACGGCGGGAATCCAGGTCGCGGACGACGGCATGTCCGCGCTCCTGGTGCCGAGTGTGCCGCTGTTGGACGGGGGGCAGCTGATTGTCGAAGCCGATGCGGACATGGGCGATGGCATCAAGACCCTCACGGGCACGCTGGAGTTCTCGGTGGTGGCGAGCGAGGCCGTCGGACTCGGCATCGCCATCGGCGATTTCATCCCGAAGTAGCACCCTCATGGCCGACCCATTCGTCGGAGAACCGCTCCAGCGGCCAGTGCCGCATGCGCTGTCCGAGCAGGTAGATGAACTCCTCGGGCGTAACGCGCTACTGGTGCATGTTCTCCGACGAGTGGCGGAGGCGCTCCACCGCACTCACAATCTCCGCACGCGTCGGCCTGGGCATTCCGCGCCCACGTGGGTGAATTGCGCCGACTCGATGTGTTACAAGATCCACGAAGCGATTGCGGGACGTCTGGTGCTGGATTCGCCGGGTCCGAACGGGGTCGCCAATGCCACCGTTCCGCTTATCCCCCTCTTGCGACTCCCCGATGACCCTGACCCTGGGTACCAGAGTTTCGCTGCGGCGCAACAGGCGAAAGACGTGCGGCCCGTGCGTCCCCGACAGTTCAAGATGTCCGATGCGGCACGGGCGAAGATGTCTGCCGCGCGCATCGCATGGTGGGTGCGCCAGAAGCAGACGGACCAGGACGGGACTTCGCTGGCGTGAGGCATGTTCTATGGCCAAGAAACCCGTGCGCGTGACGGAGAGCACGACGGTGACGATCGACCTCAAGTGGCTCCTCCTGATCGCGGGGGCGCTGGTCACAACTGCCGGGTCGGCCGCCGTTATCGTGTATCAAGTGGACCAACTGGGGAAGACGACCGCGGCGTTGCACTTGGAGGCCGATGCCTTGAGCAAGCAGCAGTTCGAGCTCGACCTGCGACTCAAGGAGCTGGCGGTGACGTTGCGCAACAAGGGAGTGCTCCAATGACGAACGAGAGCGGGAACCCCGAGAAGGACGGGCGGGTGCTGAGCCAGACGGCGACGGAGTGGCCGACGCCGAATGTGCCGAACGGCGGCCGGACATCGGTCACGGCGAGCGCAGCCTTGATCGTCGTACTGGTCGTGATGCTTGGGGTGTGGTTGTTCGGGCAACCGGGGCAATCACAGCGCCCCGTCACGACGGAATCCATGAGTAAGAACGCGAAGTTCGCGGAACCCTCGGGGTTTATTCCTGAGACCATCACCGTCAAGCGCACCATGGACGACCAGGCCCTTCTCTGTCTGGAACCCCCTTATGGGGGCCTCGTCCAGTGCCGCACCATCGGTCAACTCCGCAAGTGGATGATGGAGGGGGCCAAGAAGTGAACGACCGTTTCTTCCACGCACTCCGGCTTGTACGGCTGAATCGCGACGAGGATCTCGTGCGTGAATTGGATGCGGCGCAGAGGGCTGGATGGACGGGCATCGCGATCAAAATGACGATGGCTGACCCGCGCATCCATCCTGAGCAGGCGGACTACTGGACGGCGTTCGGGCGACTCCTTGAGATGTGCCACGCTCGGGGGCTCAGCACCGACTGCATCCTCTTCGGGGGCGACGTCAAGCGTGTCATGCCCGACCCGGATGACCGGCGACGGTTCGTGGAGCGTGTGCATACGTTCTTGCAAGGACGTTCAGACGTGGACATCGTGTTGATGGACATGACCCCACAGGGCCACCCGCCACCATCTATTGACCCGTTCTATGACGAGGACGGGATCGCCACGGCCGCGCACAGGGTCGGGCGTATTGTCATCGCGGTGGTGGTGGCGATGTTGCTCCTCGTGGCGTGGTGGTACTTCTGAAGGAGCTTGTATGCGCATGTGGCTCGCGATGCTGGCGATCTTCCTGACGATGACCCTGGCCCTGGTCTACGTGGACATCTACGCCCGCCCTATGTATGTGGTTCTGGATGGGAAGCCGATGATGTGCTGGCCCAAGGACATGCGGCATCTCTGGGAGCCGAAGGCCATGCACGTGTTCGCGTGCGTGGCGATTGACCGTGAACTCTGGCGACGTGGAGGGAACAGATGAGACCACCGACGATCATCCGTATCAAGCAAAGCCGGAACGGCAAGTGGTACTACGTACCCGTGGCCAAGAACGGCGAGCCCGGCGACCGCTCGCAGATGTACGGGAAGAAGTGGAGTGCAAAGCGCGGGGCCGCGCGCTGGCATCCTGGCGTACCGATCGAGGCGTAGCCGATGGAGCGTGCGTGATGGCGCATGGGATTATCACCGGTCGCCATCGGTACGGCCGCAACTCGGTGCTGATTGAGACGGACCCCGCTGGGTACGAGTTGTGGGATTTGACCAGCGACCGTCCTGGCGGCCGCTGGTGGGTGCCGTCAGGTCGGATTGACGAGATCGCCGCAGTGCTGGCTGAGCAAGATCAGAACTTCTACGGGGATGCGCAGACTGGCGTGCGGTCCGGCGACATCGTCATCGACTGTGGGGCGCATTTCGGGGGCTTTGCCAAGCCGTCCGCGCTCGACCGCGGTGCGAACCTGGTGGTCGCGATGGAGGTCGTGGGGCCCACGCTTGAGTGTCTACGGCGCAACTGTGCAGGGGCGATCGCGGACGGTCGCCTCGTGATTTGTGGAAAGGCAGCCTGGAGTTCGGTCCGTACTCTTGAGCTGATCCAGGGCAAGCATTGCCCCGCGGTCCAGGTTGGGTTGACGAACAAGGACAGGAACATTCCGGGGCGGATGCTGGGTCAAGTGCAAGCCACGACCATCGATCAGATGGTGGAAGACTTGGGGTTGCCGGGCGTGGACTTTATCAAGATGGACATTGAGGGTGCCGAGCAACACGCCCTGTTGGGTGCGGCGCGGACGTTGCGGCGGTATCAGCCGCGCTTGGGGCTGGCGGCCTATCATCGACGCGACGACCACGCGGTGTTGTCGGCGACGATCCTGGCCGCGAATCCGGCATACACGGTCCTGCCGCGCTTGAGCGGGTGCGCCCTTGTGGCCTTCGTGGCGGAGTAGTTGGCACCGGCCGAATTGGGAGGTGGGGTATGTCAAGGCACCGGCTGACGTGGGGAACGGTCATCGTGGGATTGTGTGTGTCACGGGCGGCGTTTGCGCAGGTGCCGAACCCGACTTCCGTTGAGTTCACGCCGTCGCTGGACCACGCCACGCTCGTGACGACTTATGAACTGGGTTGGTTCCCGTCGGGGGTGCCGACGCCCGTGAGTGTCGTGGACATTGGCAAGCCGATGCCGAATGCGACGAACGTGTGCTCGGCGTCCATCTATCTCGTGCGTCCAGTCGTCGGAACCTTCACGGCAAAGATTCGTGCTGTGGGCGGCGAGTGGAGCGCACCGAGCAATACATTTATCAGCACCCCCGTGGGGGTGTGTGTGCTGAGTTGGGCGACGGCCGCCGCCCGTGTGAACATCTACGCCCTCGTCGCCGGGGTGCCGACGCGCACCAGCGTGGTTTCGGGCGTGGCCGCGACGGTGGTGACGGCGGCGACGGCGTGTAGTACGACGGCGATCGCGCTGACGACGGTGTCAGGGACTGGCGTTGAGAGTGCGCTGTTTGCGCCCACCTCGGCGGTCGCGCGCTGATGGTGGTTCACGCCTACGTCCTCACGCACCACGAGGCGTACATGATCCCGTACTGGTTGCGCTGCTACGGGGCCTTCGCCGATCGCTTGTTTGTCGTGGACCACGCCAGCGCGGATGGGACACGCGCCGCGCTGGAGGCGCGGTGGCAAGTGGTACCATGACCAAAGGAGACTCCGATGAGTGACAAGACTGACAAGATTGTTTCAGCGAGCGGACAGTTTGAAGTGCGGATTCAGAATGACGGCAACGTCGTCGCGTCTGACAACGGCGTGCCGTACTGGGCCAGCCACACCGTGCGACCCGTGAATGTTGTGCCAGCCCCTTTACCACCAGGCCCCGCCCCGATCCCGCCACCGACCGGGATCGTGCGGATCGAGAACGGGGCGATGGTCGATGATCGCGGCCCGTTCAACGCCCTTGTTGCATCATTGTTCTGGGCGCTGTGGGGCTATAAGTTTGATCGCGAGCGGTTGGAACAGAACCTCGTCACGCTTCGGCCAGGACAGTTTGAGGCCGTGCGGATCTTCGGACAGGTCGGGGAGTCCCCGCAAGATGCGGCGTGGGGCGATCGCTATATTGACCCCGACTGGCCCGACTTTGCGAGTGTCCTGCAAGGCACGCTCGACCTCTGCGCGACACATGGGATGCGCGTGGCGCTCTGCATCTTCGCCAGCATCAAGAAGTTCGCCACCGATGCCGCGTGCGACAGGTTCATCGACAAGGTTGTGGACGCGGTGCGGGGCCGGGAGCACCTAATTCTGTATTGGGAAATCGCCAACGAAGGCTACGGCACGGGGAGCAACCGTGAGCAGTTACGTCGCCTCTGTCGGTATCTGCGCTCGAAGGTGAGCGGACTGGTGGCCATCACGTCTGCGCAAGCGGGGGTGGAAACGTGCCATCTGTATGCAGACAACATCGCCAACTTTGCCACCGAGCATTTCGAGCGTGATGTCAACGCGGCAGATGGGCATTGGCGCCCCGTGCGACAACCGTGGGGATGGCCGGGAGAATATGATGGGGCGTGGGAGAAGGAGTACCCCGGCACGCCTGCACCCCGCTTGCCGAAGTGTAGCAATAACGAGCCGATTGGCCCCTATTCGAGTATTGCGACGGAGCATGACCCGCTGCACCTGATTGCCGCGGCAGCCGTGAGCTACATTGCGGGGTGTCCGTCGTACGTGTATCACTGCGGCCCCGGTATCTACGGCGGGGGCGCGTGGGGGGCGAGGCTTGCGCGACCCGCGAACTTCTGGGACGTGCCGGGACTGACGGAGACCCTGAAAGGCTATGCGGTGTTGCGCGATCTACTCCCGCAGGGTATCTCAGGGTGGGGGCGGCAGAACCACGGGTGGACTAACTACCCGTGGACGATGGTGACACAGGCGGGCACCGAGGGCGACGGGTGTGTGCGTGCCTACGCGACGGATAACGGCAGTCAGATCGTGTGCGTGCCTTTCGGGATTCGCGACCATGTGCAACTCGCACAACGCCGTGCGATGACGTGGCGGGTCCACTCGCTATTAGACGGGCGACTCCTACGCGAGGGCATGGGGGATCTGCGCGTGTATCAGCGCGATGGTGACGCGCAGCTGATCGTGGGGCGGTTTGTTTGACGCTCGGAGGGCGGGATTCGGTGCTTGACCGACATTGGCGTTCCCGACCGTGTCGGCCAAGGGCTCGCATGGGCTCACGCTTGACCGCTGCGCGACGTTCCCGCAAGGGCGGGGTTTCCCTTCCTCTGGGCTGAGAAACTCGTTCCACGGCCCCAGGACGCCCCTTGGCGGGCCTACTGGCGGCCGAGCGGTAGAGAAACAGGGCGGGGCTTCCGGCCTCCGCCCTGAGTAGGCCGATATCTCTCGGCCCGGGGCACCCGTGGCCAGTGTGCCACGGGTCGCCCTGCCCGTCAAGCGTTTGACGCGACCGACGACCTTGGATTTGCCGCCGCGCCGCCGGGCTTGATGAGTGAGTCACGGCCGCCGGCCGTGACAGGGTAGGTCACACCTTCCCTTCCGAGAGTTGCTGAGGTTAGCGCCTGGCGGGCACTGCCCCCCGCCCTTTGTGCGTCTGGACATTCATGTCTACTTCTGCTATACTTTCACTAGGAAAGCAGGAGGTGAACATGACCATTCAGGCCCGATATTCCGGTGTTTGTACCGTCTGTGGCTCCCGCATCCCCGCAGGCGCCAGCGTCGAATGGGACCGCTCCACGCGGGCGATCCGCCACGCCGACGCCGCCGACTGCCACGCCCCCGCGCCTACGCCTGTGGCCTCGCTCCACCTTCAGCCCATCGCCGACTTCCTCGCCGCCGCCCGTGACCGTGGCCTGAAGTTCCCCAAGCTCCGCGTCCTCGCGCCCGACAACGCCACCGAACTGCGGCTGTCGATCACCTCAAGCGGTGCGGCCCCAGGTTCCGTGAGCGTGAAGCGCCACGGCGAATGGATCGGCACCGTGCGCCCGACCGGCGACGTGCGCGGCCCGCTTGCGGATGACCTCACGCTGCAAGCGCACCTCCTCCGCGTGGCGGTCAATCCTGTCGAAGCCGCGAAAGCCTACGCCGCCCTGATGAGCCGTTGCTGCTTCTGCGGCCTTCAACTGACCGACATGGGGAGCGTCGAATGCGGCTACGGCCCCGTCTGCGCGGAACACTGGGGGCTACCGCACACCGCCCTCGGCACGCTGATCTTGGAGCCGGTGGTCGATCTGCGAGCCACCACCGCCGTCGTCTGAAGTTCCTCGAACGCATCGTTCTCTTGAAGGGCGTCCAACGCGGGCGCCCTTCGCATTTGTAGTCATAATTCCCGCCATCGTCCCGCCTTCGGTACAATCCCCGCCTGAAAGACCTGCAAGGTTGGACACCGTGGACGAACCGCAACCAACGAAGTCTGAACTGGAGTGGCGACGCGAGCGCGTCCTGTCTCTACGCCTACGCCGCATGACGGAGGCCGCGATCGCGGCCATCGTCCAAGTGTCCGAGGCCACCATCAGCCGCGACCTTGAATGGATTGCGCAGAATTGGCGCGACCGCTACGGCTTGCTCCCGCAGGCGGACCCCGCTGAAGTCATCGGCGAAACGCTGGCGCTGTGGCAGGACGGGGAGAAGCTCGCGCTGCTGGAACACTCACGCATCGCGGACGAATGCTCGCGGCACGAGACCATCGATGTCGAGTGCGACGACTGCCACAAGACGAAGAAGGTGGTGGTCAACCGGCGCATCGATCCGATCTTCGCGGCCAAGCAGCGCATGGCGTGCCTGGCCACCGCGATGAACGCACGCGAGAAGCAAATCCACCTGCTACAAGACTTGGGGGTGCTGGAGCGGGCGCTGGGTTCGCTACGCGTGACCTTGCCGCGCGCGGCTGAGATTCGTGAATCGATGCGGCGTATCCAAGCGGAAGAACTGCATCTCGTGAGCGAGGCCGAGCGCCCGCCACGACCGCCGAAGGTCAACTGATTCCCCAGGCGCGGCCCTGACCATTCGGCGGGCCCTTGGCGTCTGGCGGGAGGTGAGTGATGTCCAGCCCGTCTGCCTCGCGCTCGCCGTCGGCGTCGCATTCTCCATCGGCCAGTTCGAGCTCGTCGGTTTCCCCCAGCGCATCAGTGTCGCTGAGCTTGAGTCCGTCGGCGAGCATCTCCCCGAGCGCGTCCGCCTCGCCTTCGCGTAGCCCGAGCGCGAGCAGCAGTTCCTCACGGTCGCCGTCTTCAAGCCTGAGCCCGTCGGCGAGCACCAGCCCGTCGCGGTCGCCGAGCGCCTCCATCAGCCCGAGCGCGAGCGGGAGTCCCTCGGCAAGCGAATCGCCTTCGGCAAGCGAATCGCAGTCGCTCTCGCCCTCGGCCAGTAGTTCGCCGAGCATCAGCCCGAGCGAATCGACCTCACCGAGCGCCAGCGAATCCATCTCGCCGAGCGCGAGCGAATCGACCTCACCGAGCGCCAGCGAATCGCCGAGCGCGAGTGCATCCATCTCGCCCAGCGCGAGCGAATCGCAGTCGCCCAGCGCGAGCGAGTCGCCCAGCGCGAGCGAGTCGCCCAGCCTGAGCCCATCGGCGAGTGCGTCGCAGTCGCCGTCGGCATCGCGCTCGCCGAGCATCTCCCCGAGCGCGAGCGAGTCGATTTCGCCATCGGCGAGCGCGTCGCCCAGCCTCTCGCCCTCCGCGAGCCAGTCGCGCAGCCCGAGCGCATCGGCCAGTCTCTCGCGGTCCCCCAGCGCATCGGTGTCGCCCAGCGCGAGCGTAAGTCCCTCGCCGACCCCGCACGGGTACGTCGCCCTCGCCGTGCGGTATGATGCGTTGCAGGACTACCTACGGAGCCTCGACAGCGCGGGGAAGATCATCCAGTTCACCTTCCCTGTCGCCTACGCGCAGAAGGTCATGGTCATCTCGCACGACTAGGGTGCGATGACCCGAGCCGATCTTGAGCGAGCGGGCGTCTTCGTCACCGTGACGCGCAGACAGGGAAGATGACGGTCATCCTCGCACGCGACGCTCTGCGTAGACCAGACTCACGATGAGCACGGGTCCGCACTCCCATCGCCCCCCGCGCGTGGGTGCCCGCGCGACCACGTGGGTGCCCGCAGACGGGTTCAACGAAATCGCGCCGGGCGTCTGGGAACCCGAAGGCTATCTCCGAACGAAGTGGGAAATCCAAGCGCCCGAGATCCGCTCGCTGAAAGATGCCGACGAGGAGTGGCTGCGATGCGCGCATGACGGCTGGGGCCTGCAGTGGTTCGCCTTCCATCATTGCTGGAGCTTGGACGTTGACGACCCTAGCGGTGCGCCTCAGTGGCGCAAGTTCCCGCTCTATCCGTACTTGCGCCGGTTCTTTGAAGCCGCCCAAGTACCTTCAAACATTCATGTGGAGAAGTCGCGGCAGATGCTTCTCTCCTGGGCGTGGATGGTCGTGTTCCTGTGGGACATCCTGTTCCACGACGACTGGGGCGACATGGTGCTCAGTCGCCGCGCCGATGAAGTCGACGATGGTGGGGCAGGATCGACGCCGGACTCGCTCCTCGGCAAGGTGCGGCATCTCTGGCTCGCGCTCCCGCCGTACTTGCAAGAGCCGATGGACTTCAAGCTCGGTTTCGCGAAGAACGATGGCCGCGGCAGCTACATTCGCGGAGAGACGGGCACGCCCAAAGCCGGCCGCGGGCGCGCGAACAAGCGGGCGCTGATGGACGAAGCGGCTTACATCGAGAAGTCCGAGGCCATCTTCAAGGGACTGCGCCAGGCGGCCAAGGGCGGCACTTGTTTGAGTTCGACGCCGAACGGCAAGGGGAACGTCTTTGCCCGCCTACGCTTTTCCCCCACGACCACATTCCGCAAGCTGTCCTTCCATTGGACCGAGCATCCCCGCAAGGCCGCAGGCTTGTACTGCACCTGCGGCTGGCAGCTTGAGGCGGTCACGCCGAGCCCTGAAGAACTGGACCGCGATGAACTTCTGCCGGCTCGCGACAAGTTCTTGGCGCATGAATGTGCCAACCTCCGCGGCCCGGCGCTCCGCCCTCCTGAAGCTCGCAGCCCGTGGTACGACCGTGAGTGTCAAGACCTCACGCCCGAAGGCGTGGCGTCCGAACTCGACATCAGCTACGAGCGGTCCCGACGTGGTCGCGTGTTTGAGAGCTTCGATTCGACGCGCCATGTTCTTGAGGCGACACCGGAACGCCAGGAGCGCGAATCGATGGACGCGCATCGGGAGCGCTATCTCCGCCGGGTGCTTGAGCCGAACCGTCCGTGCGTCGTGGGATGGGACTTCGGCGTCGATGATCCGACCTCGTTGCTGCTCGGCCAAGTGATCGATGAGAGTAGCTTGACGATCCGCTGGGTCGATGAGTACGAGCGGCGCGATGCCTCGTGGGATCACTACCACGCCTTCGTGAATGGGCTCTGGGCCCCGATCGTTAATGCGGTCACGGGCCTCGACCTCATGCACTACGGCGACCCTTCGGGCAAGAACCGTGAGAGCGACTTGACGTCGTGGATTTCAAACCTGCGATCCCGCGAACCGCGCATCGTCGTGATCCACGAACCGAAGCGCGGATCGATGCTAGAGTGGCTGGACTTTCTCCACGATCTGATCCGCAAGGGTCGTTTCGAGGTGTCGGCGTACTGCACGCATCTGATCGACGCGGTGAACAACTACCACTGGCCGCTCGACTCGGAAGGCAACCCCGTGCCGGGCAAGCAGTTGCCCGTCCACGATGACTGGTCCCATGCCTGCTCGGCGCTACGCTACGTCTACCAATTCCGCTACTGGCAACGCCTGCCCGACTTCGACCGGCGCATCGTCACCGCGGGTGCGATCTTGCGACCCGATGATTCCGACTACGCGGGCGAGCGCGACCGCCAACCTGGCGACGTCGTCAGGCCGATGGACAACCCCAAGCCCGATCCGCCCCCGCGTCTGTCCTACTTCTAGCGGAGGCCCATTTATGGTCATCGCGTGTCCCTTCTGTCGCGAAGCATCGCCAGACATGCTGGAGGAGTGGCGCGGTCAAGGTTTCTGTAGCGCCTGCGGACGGAGCTGGCATATCGAGCAGTCGGCCAAGGCGGCTGACATCCCCCCCGACGCGGAGACACCGGAAGTGGCTGAGAAGCGGGAGTTACGTAGTCACTTCCTTGACACTGCGAGGGCGCACGCGCATGCTCGCGTGCGACGGTTCTAAACACATGGCGTCACGACTTCAATTCCTGCGCGATGTTCTGCCGTGGCTGGCCCGCCCAACCTTGGGCAATGCGGCCATCATCAACGCCGATACGCGCCCAGGCCAGCAGCCGGCAACTTCGCCGACCATCGCCAACGATGGCGTACCGCCGCATGTCCATCCGATCACGCGCGGCGCTGAGTTTGGCGCGAGCGGCACGGAAAACTTCGGCGGCTACATCCGCCGCGAAGATTACAACCCCGAGCTGGACAACTTCGTCACGGCGGTGCGCATCTACGACAAGATGCGCATGGGGGACGCGCAGATTCGTGCGATGCTGTCGGTCATCAAGCTGCCGTTGCGCGGGGCCACTTGGACGTGTCTCCCACCCACCGATGGCGACAACGTCGATCAGGCGATTGCCGACTTCTGCAACCATGCCCTGTTCGAGGACGACGCGATGGAGTCGTCGTGGGACAGTACCCTGCGGCACATCCTCCTCCAACTGGATTTCGGCTTTAGCGTCCTCGAGAAAGTCTGGAAGGTCGACGACGAGGGCGCGTATCGTCTTCTTCGCCTCGCCCCGCGTCTGCCGAAGACGATTCGCATGTGGCATGTCGATCGCAACGGGCGGTTGAAGGCGGTTGTGCAGTACGCACCCGTTCCCGTCAGCACGTCGTACCCAGCAGCGGGGAGTGGACGCATGCTCCCTGGCGGTGGCCAGCGCGACGTCCCGTTGAGCGGGATCTATCCGGGGGTCGCGAACGCCTCCCCCGTTCACTACGGCACGGCGGTGTCGTTTCAGTATTTAGAGATCCCCGCTGAGTATTGTCTGGTCTGCACGTTGGAACGTGAAGGCGACAACTACCAAGGGCGGTCCCTCTTGAGGCCGATATATCGCAATTTCTACTTCAAGGACCAGGCGTATCACCAGGAGGGCGTCAGGCTAGACCGATGGGGCGTGGGCATTCCCGTCGCCCAACTGGAAGAAGGCCACACGCTCAACCAGCAGGACCTCGATGCCTTGGTCGAAGTCTTGAAAGCCGTGCGGGCGAACGAGCGGGCGTACCTGATTGCCCCGCCGCATGTGACCTACGATCTGTTGCCGAAGACGGGAAGTGCGACGGCGGGGTCGGGCGCGTCCCAGTGGATCGATCATCACGACCAGCAGATCGCCCGCAATGTGCTGGCTGGCTTTCTGACAATGGGGCAGGACCCGCATGGGACGTTAGGGTTTGGGTCGCGGTTGACGGACATGTTCGTGTCCAGCCTGAACGGCGTGGCGGCGGGCATTAGCGCCGACCTCAAGCACCAGGTCGTGAAGCAGCTGTGCTTTCCTCCTACCGCAAGAGTGACGCTGGCCGATGGCACGCGGAAGCCGATTGCCGAGGTCGGCATCGGGGATCTCGTCCTTGGACATGATGGTCAGCCCCATGTCGTGCGCGAAACGATGGTGCGTGATTATGACGGTCCGATGGCAGAAATTCAGGTGGTCGGACATGACCCAATCGTCTGCACGCCAGAGCATCCGTTGCTGGTCGCCGCCGCGCGACCGTTGTTCATGCAGCGCAATCGATACACCGATACGATGGCCGTGTACAGCGATGACCGCTATCCGTACGGGCGGCGTGGAACGGCGGCTATAGCGACCCCCGCATCAACGCAAACATGGCGCGATGCGGCTGCGGTCTGCCGCGGCGAGTACCTGCTGTCGCCAGTCGTGTCGATGCCTGGCGTCGAAGCACCCGCTCCATCGCCAGAGATGTGTTCGGTGATGGGATGGTTCTTGGCTGAGGGTTGCTATCTCAAGCCAGTCAGGGGTGGCGAGCCACAGTACCAAGGCGTGCAGTTCACGTTGGGCGCATCCGATGAGCGTCGAGGATTCGTGGTCGCCCTTCTCGATGCGCTTGACTCGTGCGGCGTGGATGTTCGACCAGTTCGTCGTCAGCGGAACGTGGTGATCGTGCAGACACGCCCGTGTCCTGATCTCGTTGATCAACTCCGTCGTGAGTGCGGCGAGTACAGCCACGCCAAGCATCTCCCCCCAGATGCGCCGTGCTGGGCAACAGACCGCAAGCAAACGCTACTGGCTGGATACTGGAATGGCGATGGGTCGTTCTGGGAGTCAAACTCGGGACACGTATTCGGCTTCGCTGTCACGCGCTCTCGCCATCTTGCCGAGGCGTTGGTCGTCCTGATCGAATCGCTTGGCATCAGCTGTCGGCTGAAACGGCGACCCCCATCTGGTCGGTCAAAAGAGGCGTGGGAGGTCATCGTGTCGGGCGATCATTGCCGCGCCCTGCGTCGATTCATCGAATCTGGCGTTGCGCCGGATGGAGGCAAGCGTCTGCACCAGAAAAGTTTCTGTGCCGACGGCTATCATCACTACCGCGTCAAGTCGGTGTCACAGCAGCACTATCGCGGCCAAGTCTTCAATCTTGAAGTCGCAGATGTTCACTCCTACGTCATTGACGGATTGGCCGCTCATAACTGCGATTTGAACTTCGACATGACGAAGCGGAAGTACCCGCGCGTCACCTGTCGCGACTTGGAGCGCGTCGATCTGCAGAACTTGGTGACCACGCTCGCCACGCTCTCGCGGTCAGCCTCGCCGGGAAAATCGGGCCAGCAGCAGCCGCAGGCCCCCGGTCAAACGCAAGAAGGGGCGCAGGAAGCGGCTGAGAAGTCGGCGTGGCTCACGCCCGACGACGAGACCGAGAAACTCCTACGCAAGCTGCTCGATCTGCCGCCGATGGAGGAGTCGGAAACGCGGAAGTCGAAGAAGCCGGTGCCTCCGCAGGCACCCGCGCCGATCGGCGCACCACCAGCGACCGCGCCGGGGCCTGAGCCCCCGAAGCCGGGCGCCAACGAGGACTCGGCGAAAGCCGGCTAAGGAGGAAGAAGAATGTTCAGAGGTATTCGCATTCATGGGAGCCGCCCAGACGGGGTACTTCTCTGTGATCTCGGCGACCGGCAGCTCATCCTGGTGAACGTCGTCGATCACGTGAAGACCACCGTGCTGACCGACCGCGCCGTCGATCAGTTCGGGCCGTGGGCCCTGTTCGGGGCCGTCAAGCCCGATGACTCCGTGCGGAAGACCATGCTCGCCATCGTGGACCAACCCGGCAACGTCGTGCCCGCGTCGGCGGTGGGAGCGCTGGACTTCAACTATCGCGATGTGCAGAACATGAACGGCCCGTCGCGGCAAGAGTTCGCCGACATGTTGCAGACGGCGAACCTGGAAGTGGGGTCGGAACTCCCCGACACGCAAAACTTCCAGGATGACGGCCAGTTCTTCCAGCATTGCATCTCGGAGATCGTGCCGTCGCTGAACGCGGCGGGGATCACCATTGAGAACCCGAACTCGTTCTGTGCGCTGATGCACCTGGAGCGCACCGGCATAATGCCGCGCGCCACGTCGGCCGAGGCGGCGGCGGTCGCGGCCACGCCGCAGCCCGTGGCTGAAGCGTCCGACATCCCAAGTCAGGTCACGGTGCCTGCGCCGGGCGGCATCCAGCCGACGGTGGGCATGGCGTCGCTGAGTGACGACGGGCCGAGCAACGTCGCGCTCGCGGTCACACCGGGCGAGGCCGCCGCCACAGAGATGCCGGATCTGCCCGATCTGGAGAGCGGGGATGAGGGCGACGCCGAGGACGAGGCCGAACCCATCGATGAGAAGGCGGTCAGCGCGAAGGTCAAGGAAATCGATGAGTGCCTGGACGAATGCGGGGGCTTCGTGGACGAGCTGATGGAGCTCCTCAGCATCGAGGCCCAGGAGGAGTTCGACAATCCCGACAAGAGCCTGAGCCTGGCGGCCAAGCTGAGCGCGATTCGCAACTTCGGGGCTCCTGAGCCGAACGATGCGGGCCTGCCGATGAACACGCCGGTCGCGCCTGTGTCCGCCGCGCCGCATGGCGTGGCAGGAGGGGCGTTGGGCGTGGCGGCGGCCGAGGCCTTCCCTGGCGCGAAGCCGCCCTTCGGCTCGAAGGACGCGAGTGAGGTCGCGGGCAAGCCCGATGAGAATCCGGCCTCGGACACCGAGGGCAAGCCCGAGGTCACGAGTCAGCCGTCGGTGATCGGGCCCGGCCCGAAGCCGAATCCCTTTGCTGCGAAGGGGTCATCGATTGGGAAGCCGAACAAGAAGAAGCCCGCGGTTGTCGAAGCCTGCGGTCAGCCGACCAAGCCGTAGTCGTTGGCCAGAGCGGGGACGTCCTCATAGGATGTCGCTGGGGCGCGAGCCGGACCTGGCCGCTCCGCTCTGGCCTTTTCCAGACGCGAGGACTTTCCATGAGCGTAGGCTGGCCGCCACTTGACCATAGCGGCGACGATGCGTTCGATACGGACGACTTCGGACCCTGTCCGGTCGGCCAAGAGGACGCTTATCCGGCCCGCACGCAGCGACCGCGCGAGCGTGTGACCGACATCGTAGCCGGTCATCCTGGCGCAGAAGCGTACATCCACGACGCGGAGATGAGCGACATGCGGCGCGTCGGGGCGTCCCTCGCCAGCGATGCGCCAGGCGACGTGCGCGAATCACACACCTTCCGCATGCGCCCACAGGACGACCCGCGCGACTTCGATGAGGAGCGATGACGATGCGCCCGAGTCGCTTCGATCTGGAAACCCTCGGCGAGATCATCGGCGAGGAATACGCCCACCTCGACCTCGACGCGAAGTCGTGGGAGAAGTTCAACGCGCTGCGCAAGCGCAAGGGGCGTACCGCGCGATCGATGGAACAGAAGAAGACCGCGACCCCGACAACGGAGGAAGAGAAAGCCGCGTGGACGACGCCCGCACCCAGTCTCGACAAGGAATGGTACGCCAAGACGCCTGAAGCGGAGCGTGACCGCATCGCCGACGCCACGAACGCGATTCCCAAGCGCATCGCTGCGCTGACGACGGATGAGCCGTGGCCCGAAACGGGCGACCCGTTTGAAGACATTCGCGCCCGCATCGATCAGTGTGCGGACAAACTCGCGCCAGAAGCGATCAAGATGATCGGGCATGTGGCCGAGAACATCGCGGACCGTATCCTGTCGCGGGCGCAAGACCTTTCTGCGGGCGCGGCGCTGGTGCGCATGGCCACCGATGCCCTCATCGCGCAAGAAGTCGAAGCGGCCACGCGCGTGCTGGGCGACCACGGCATTCACCACCTCTACGGCAACCTGCGCACGACCGACGATCTACTCCGCGCGTCGGGCGGCACGACCAACGATCGCATCATCGGCGCCCTCGTGGCGACGTTCCACGACACCGGCTATCTCACCGATCCGGCGCGGGCTTGGCAGGACAAAGGCCACGGCCATTGGAGCCAGCAGCACTTCGATGCCAACGTCGGTCCGCTGGTGGAGAAGGCGTTTGGGCCTGAGGCAGCGAAGCGCACGTCGAGCATCATCGCCACGCACGACGCGAAGGATATGGACTGGGAGAACGACAAGCTCGCATCGAGTTGCCGCTTAGCCGACAACGTCGCCTTGTTTTATCCCGAGAAGACGCCTGGCCTGTTCCGCTACGTGCCGGAGAACCGCACCGCGATGGAAGCGTTCGCCCGCGGCGAGATGGATGTGTCGACGTTGCAGAACACGCTCACCGACAATATCAAGAAGTCGAACTTGCCCGAGGGTCTGAAGTCGCAGTTGGCGAGGGCCACGTCAGAGGTCAATGCGGGACTGCCGAAGTTCATCGGCGGGATGTGGAGCGGGAAGATCAAGCGCGTATCGTGGGACCGCCAGTACAAGGCTCCCGTCATCCACGTGGTCAATCGCGGGAACGATGCGCTGATGAGTGTCTTGGACATGGGTCAGGCGTCGTTCGCGAAGATGGCGAAGGAGTTCGGCAAGAAGCTGGACGACTTCAAGGCATCGCCGATTCAGTACTTCGGCAACCCGCCGAAGGTCATCATCAGGGTGAGCGGCAAGAAGATCCTACGCGACATCCCCATCGGGGCCTTCCTTCTGGCACGGAGACGAACATGAGCATCAAACGCGAAGACCTGGAAGCGGCGGGACGGGCGGTGGGCGAGGAGATGGCGCTCTCGCTGCGCAACGTCGGCATGAACCTCGACTCGAAGTCGTGGGAGAAGTTCAACGCCGCCCGCAAGGCCCGTCGCGGCCAAGGCCGCAACCAAGTCGGGTCAGCGGCCAATGCTGAGAGCGGCCAGTCGGAGCCGCTGAGTGGCAAGGTCACGAAGCCGCCCGCGCCTTCGACCACGGCGCATCGCACGCGGCACGATCCGATGGACGAGGCGATGGCTGAGTTCGGGGCCGACGATGATGCTGCCGCCGCACGCGCTCGCATGGCGGGTAGCGGGGCTGGACGCAAGCGCGTGGTGCCCGATATGCCGGCGCTCAGCACGCCGCGGCCGATCAACGGCACGCTGGTGAGTGGGATGGATACGAATGTGGTGACGGTGCCGGGCCACCGCGAAGGGGCGCTGAAGTCTGGGCCGCTCATCAAGAAGTACATTGAGTCTGGGCGCGACGTCACGTTGCATACGGCCACGCAGGCGGGCACGGTGTCCATCACCGACTTCAAGCCGGGGTCCACGATGGTGTTCCGCTACGACGGCATGCGGAAGGTCGCCACGCTGAAGGTGCCGAACATGACGAAGCCGTGGGATGGCACGGAGGAAGGCCCGAAGCCCAAAGCCCAGCGTGCGCGAGCACGCGCGGTCGTCCCGCGCATACGACCCCGTCGTTGGCGCAAGGAACGGGCGGGCGGGAGCGACATCAAGGAAATCCCGGGCTGGCGGGCGGCGCTGGGTGTGAAGGACTGAAACATCAAGGAAATCCCGGGCTGGCGGGCGGCGCTGGGTGTGAAGGACTGAACATGGCGAACGAACGCGACCTCAAGAGTGCGGGCGAGCGGATCGGCGTGGAGCTGGCCACCATCGGGATGCATCTCGACTCCGCGTCGTGGGCCAAGTGGAACGCGCAGCGCCGTGCGGCATCCCGAGGTCGCCGCGCCAATCGTGCCGCCGCCAACGATGTGAACCGCGACTACGAAGAACAGCATGGGCAGCGGTCGCCCAATACACCCGATGGGCGCCGTTCAGCCACACCGCCGACCCCGCCACGCACGGCGGGACTCCTGCCCGGCGAGGACGACCCCGCCGATCCCACGCCGCGGTTCAGCGGTTCCCGCACGTCGGCGGCGAACGCCGCACGGCGGGGATGGACGAACGTCAACAGTAGCGGTCAGGGTGAAGACCCCACCCACGCGCAGAATCCGCACGACGCCACCATCACCAAGCACGGCTACACGTACAGCCACTCGACGCCGATCATGAATGGCTACGGGAACGACGTTGCCTACGTGGCCCACACCTACAAGAATGGTCCGCACAACATTTCCGTGAACGTCAGTCCGGGCGGGCAGGTCAAGTGGCACACCAGCACCAGCACGGCGAGCGGAACCGCGCATCATGGCGAGGACGACGCGATGCTGGATCGGCATCTGGCGTCGAAAGCAAAGCGGTACCCAGAACTGCCCAGACGATCCGCGATGACCGATGAACTGGGGCGACCCATCTCAGAAGCATCAGCACGCAAGACGCCCCTCAGTCCTAGTGGGCGAAGGCGGGGTCGGTCGGCGGCGGCGGCGACTGGCGGTCACGGCACGGGGGCCGCGCCTGGGTCGGCCGATGCGCGTCGTGAGGTTGTTGACCCAGCCACCGGCCAGATTCGGATCGGCGGCAAGAACACGGGCACCTACATCGGGAGCTGAAATGGCGAACGAGCGTGGAGGAGCAATGGCGAAGGAACAGAACCAGAAGCAGGCGCTTGAAGCGGCTGGCGAGATCGTCGGGGCTGAAATCGCCGAGCAGCGCGTAGACCTTGACTGGACGAAGTGGAACGAGGCGCGCAAGAAGGGGCGAACCGGACGCACACACAACGTCGCCACTCCCGCCGGTCGAGCGACGGCCAGAACGGTCGCCCGTCGCGGCCAGCCAGGTCACGATCCGCACGCGGCGATGGTGCGCGATGCCGTGCAACGCGCCACGGGCGTCGATACCAGCACGGTCACCCGCACGACGCAGGGACTTGTGGCGGGGCGTGGTCCCGCGTGGATGGGCAACCGCACCGCCGAGAAGATGCATCGCGACGCCGTGGTCGCCGAGACCGAGACCATCTCGAACGAGTGGTCGGGGGCAAAGGCCAGCGGCGATCACGCCGCCCAAGTGCAGATCGCCCAGCGGCTTCAGTCGGTCATGGAGCGCGAGTTCAACGCGGAAGCGGGCGAAGACCCGCTCACGGGGCCGATGACGAACAGCGCGGCGGCGAAGCTGACCGGCTGGGGCGGCATCACGATTATGACGCGCAACTGCATCGCCAAGGCGATGCGTGCGACGAACGACGCGAAGCCTGGCTACGGCGGCGACCCGATGCTGCTGGCGCGGAGAGTGCAGTTCGGGCTGGAGGAAGCGCGGCTCGCGTCCTCGCAGGGCGATGCGAAGAAAGCGGCGGGTGCGATGGTGCAGGCCACGGCGTATCGGCGAGCGATGCGCGAGTCGTCAATGGCGCGTGCGGGACAGGCGGCGGCGGTGAGTTCGACGTTGCAGACGCGGCTGGAGCGCGCGGCGGTTCCGCGACGCGCGCGAACACCTCGGGCCACGGCCACGACCGCACCCGCGCCTGCCAGCGATACGTGGGACAAGCTCACGGGCGGGTTGCGTCGTCCCCCGCTCAAGGACGAAATCAATCTCGCGATGCAGGAGTTCAAGATGGCGAACGGCTTCGAGAAGAACGAGCAGGGCGAATTGGTGCCCGTCATCGATGACCCGTGGACGGAGCAGGACGACGCTGCGCTGGAGGCCGAGATCGACGCGAAGATGGCCGCCGATGCGGCGAAGCTCGACGGGCATTCATCCGCGCCGCACGACAGCAAACCGCACGGGGTGTGAGGTTGACATGGACATCAAGAAGGAAGACTTAGAGGCGGCAGGGGCCGCGCTCGGCGCGGAGAGTGCCAGCCTCGATCTCGACTCAAAGTCGTGGGAAAAGTTCAATGCTGAGCGGAAGGCCAAGCGCCGCACCCGTCCTCGGCGGGCGAATGAGCGCGATTTCGAGACCGAGGATGGCGTGAACATCCAGTGGCAGGGCCAAGAGGTTACGGCCGACTTCACGTACAAGGCGACCGGCACCTTGGAGCCTGGGGAGCGGGCGACCTTCGATTATCCTGGGTCCGGCGCCTCGTTCGATATCGACAATGAGAGTGTTGAGATCAGGGCGGTCACGGGTTCTACTGGGGCCATAAAGATCACGCCAGACCTGAAGACGTTCGCGGAGCAGGAAGCGCTGAAGTACGCGAAGGACCACTTCGATGAATATCAGTCGCAGGTCTTTGAGGATGAGGCCAACGCGGACGAGGCGGCCGCTGACGCTGAAGCGGATCGGCGGATCGATGAGCGGCGAGAGAAGCACGGATTAATCTTGAGGCCACGAGCGGCAGGTGGCCCCGGATCTGGGTGGACTACAGAGAACGCGAAAGAGGCGCTTCGCACGGACCCTGGCGATCCGGTCGATCCGTTCGACATTGACCATGTGATGCGCGGGCCAGAGGTGGACACCTCCCATGTCGCGCCGAAGACCACGAAGCCGAAGCCAAAGCCACACGGCCGTTGGGGCGTGCGGGAGTGGAACGAGCCTCGGCCTCGGTGACGTGAGGCCGCGATGACGCAGGACTGGACCGACGACATGATGGACGAGCGGGCGGAGGCGCTGGCAGCGACCACGCGCCCGAACCGCACGCTGAGTGACACGCGCAAGGACGATCGGCAGGGCGTGGACACGACGACCTTCCCCGATGGCGACGAACCGCGCACGAGTGGGCTTGACCGGACCTGGCGTCGAACGCTCGACGGTTTGGGCCGTGACATCTGCACGAACGACGGCGAAGACCCGCGCCGACCGGCTGGGTAAGAGGAGGAATGCGATGCCTGGAAAGGGCCATCACACGGCCAAGTGGGATTCGTGCGTAGCGTCGGTTCAGGCGAAGAACCCTGGCGCGAACGCCTTCGCGATCTGTACGGCGGCGCTCGGCCCGAGCTTGCTGAGTGACGATCCGACCGCGAACGAGCCGTTCGTGTGGAACGGCAAGGGGTCGCTCGGCAAGCCGTTCAAGGCATCGGCCACTCCGCCGCGTGGCACCATCGGCAAGCCGATCCGCAAGATGACCGATCTGGGACGCGCGGTGCTGTTGGACATGGATCAGATGGCCACGCCAGCGCCGACGCCCACGCCGATGATGCAGGTGCCGAACCCGACCGAAGTCGGCCTCATCAACGCGCTGCGGGCGCTGCTCGCGTCGAGCTACGGCATGTATATCCTGGCGCACGCCGCCCACTGGAACA